CACATCGCCCCCATCGCTGAACTCTGTTTGCCCTCGAAACGGGCGTGGGCAGATCGGCACAACGTCGAACTCACCAAACTCCAACCCTTCCTGCCATGACCGACGAACAAATGAGAATCGCGATTGCGGAAAGCGTTGGCTACAAAGAGCTATTTATGGACAACGGAAAGTCCATGATCCCGCAAAGATGGGAATCTCCGTATGATGAGTTTTGCTATGTCGCAGAAAGACTCCCCGACTACCTCAACGACCGCAACGCCTGCGCGGAGTTTGAGAAGACGCTGACGGACGCAGAACACGACGCGTATCGCGCACACATCTGGGAGATGACATTTATGCCTAGAGATTGTTTTTCCGCCACCGCTCGCCAACGCTGCATCGCATTCCTCAAAACGAAAGGAATCCTGCCATGAAAACGCTCCGGCTATGCCGACGGCGAGCGATAGACGCCCGCAAACATGACAGACGATTTTCGAGCCGTTGGCATCAGCCGATGGTTCAGGGCACGGCACCCCAGACTGCCGAAGTAGAAACCAAACGACAAACAACATGGAAAAAACACTGCATAACTCAGATGTGTCCGGCGCAAAAATCAACGTGCCTGACATCAAGGTAGTAGGCAACGGGGATACCTTCCGGCTGCTCTGCAAAGCGTCCTCACAAAATGAGGGCTGGATGAAAAGCACAAAAGCGATGGAAGTGCCGGGAGGGTGTGTCGTGCAAGTCACGACTCAACAGAGGAACATCGACGGCACCTATGCCTGCGCTGAAGCTCTGACCTACGTTCCCGGCGTGAAGATCGTTGATGACGAAAATGGCGGCAGGAAACTTGTCGGACACGCAGCGTGACCGAATCGGGGCACTCACGCAGGCCAAATGATCCTCGTGAGTGCCCTGAACTAAGACCAAGCTCTGCCATGAGGCTCTGCGAATTGGCAGCAGCGCCGTGTTCTCTGACGTTGGTGAAAAATCTTCAAATAAGGACTTGCACAGTGTAGCTTTATGCTACACACTAGGAACGTAACCAAACCAAACAACACTATGACAACACGCTCCAACATCCAAATCTCCCGCAAGATCAACGCTAGGCTTATCTGCTACAAAAACGCTTTTGGTGGCGCACCGTTCGCTTGGCTCATCCGCCTTGCCAATGGAGAATGGCTGGCAATGAATAAGCGGTGCGTGCGTGCCGTGCTTAAAATGGAGGTTGCGCAATGAGCGCACGGTGCCGCTGGTGTGGAAGCCGCGAAATACCGTGGCAAGGTCTGGAATGTGACCGCAAAACGCAAAGCGCGTGCGGATCATTCGGCGCGTATCAATCGGCAGTCTGCAAAGAACGGGCAAACGCGGCGCGGTGGCTAAAGATGCTCGAACTGCTGGTGGCATCCTACGAGGTGGATCAGCACTGCATGGATAACGACAGCAACGACGATCTTCAAACGCGGATGGATGAAGCCAAAAAACTCATAGAAGCGGAGAGAATGCTAGCACCATGACCGCCACTGAATACAAGGCCATCCGCGAGCGCCTCGGCACACAAGCCGAGGTTGCCTCGTTGTTGGGCGTCAATCGCGTGACAGTGGCGAAGCGGGAGAGCGGCACCATGACCATCACCAACGAGGCAGTCCTAGCGATTCAGTCGCTCCGCAGGCCGAGAGGTAAGCGCAAGTCAGAGAACCGCTGAGCTGACACACCACGAAACGAAGCCCTAAGACTATGCAAAACCAAAAACCATAATCGAAGCCAGACAGCGCGGAACAATCCAGCGGTGAGTGGTTGTCGTCCAGCTTCTTGTTCGGCTTGACGGTCATGCTCGAAAGAACGGTAAACGATGGATGGAAAACCACTGTCACGACTCGCCAGATTCTCGGATACCAATACGCCGATAGTGAGGATGCTGCCGTGGGATCATTCTTGCGTAAGGTTCTCGCCTACCACGAAGGATTCACCGCCGGACAAGTCCAAGTGATCCCAATTCCTCTGCCGAACAATGAAACTCACCCACAAAAAACCACCATCTCCAAATGAAACCCATCATTCTCACCGGCCACACCAGCCACATCGCCCCCATCGCTGAACTCTGTTTGCCCTCGAAACGGGCGTGGGCAGATCGGCACAACGTCGAACTCACCAAACTCCAACCCTTCCTGCCATGAATATGCGGCTAAAACTTGCAGCTATGTTACTGCCTCCGCTGCCGAGGTCATTGGCAATAGCTTTCGGTAAAGGAAGTCATAGTGCATATCGCGCACGCCATGACCCAAATCGGGAAAAAACACAAGCCGATCAGGAAGCCATGGCTGCTGCGGAAGCCAAACGTCAACGCCGCGCTGCAAAACGTGCGGCGAACAATCAAACTCACCCACAAAAAACCACCACCTCCAAATGAAACCACCTCCTCTTCTATCCATCCTCACACCCGCCTGCTGGGAACGTGTGACCCAATGCCAAGAGCTCGTGCAGCACATCGCCGCGCAGATCACCCATCATGCCGATGTCGAGCACCTCGTGCTCTATGACAACAGGCACCGCAGTGTCGGCCTGAAGCGTCAAGCCTTGCTCAACAGCGCCCGTGGCCAATACATCGCCTTCGTGGACGACGATGATACCGTCGCTGCCGATTACGTGCCTAGCCTCTTGCAGGCCATCCGTGAGGCTCCACACGCCCACGTCATCACCTTCGAGCAAGATGCCCTTTACAATGGGAAAGCCTTCAAGGTCATCTTCCAGCTCGGCGCGCGTGATGAAAACCTCATCCTCGATGATCCAAGCCATCAAAAGCTCACTCGTGGCCCTTGGCACGTTTGTGCCTGGCGGCGTGAGCGCATCGCGCATTGCCAGTTCTTGGATTGCAATTACGGCGAAGACGCTGCCTGGGTGAAACAAGCCAGGCTCCACGTCAGCCAGGATCATCACATCCCGCGCGTGCTTCACACCTACCGCCACGATGCCCGTCATACCTTAGCACCGGAGGCAGCGCCTTTGACAGCTGCTGCCTAGCATCGCACGGTTTCTTCTTCTCCGTTGTGGTTGCTCAACCCGTCGCACCCTTTCTTGGTTGGGGGTGCGGCGGGTTTTTCTTTTGACTCACCTCTCACTGCATGACCGCCGCCGCCCTTCGATCCGCGCATGAGCGCCACCAGCAGGCCCTCAGCACCGCTTACCCGCAAAGCATCATCCTTGGCGGGAAAAGCTACGACGTGGCCGCCATCGAGCGTACCACCATGATCGAGGATGCCAAAGGCGGTTTCCGCATGGGCCGCACCTTGCTCATCACCGCGCCTAGCACCAGCCTCGCCGAATCCGTTCTGTTTGATGCCACCACCGGCGTTTTAAAACGTCTGAATCTCACCCTCCGCGGCCGCACCTTCCGCCTCAAACGCGCATCGCTCGATAGTCACCGCGTCCTCTGGACCCTTGAGGCCACTGAAGCCGTCAGCTGATCTCGGCTGCTTTTGACATGCCATGCGGGTCATGGCCACCAATCGCATCGACGGCAATCTTCAAGTCTCCGGAAACCTCCAAGTGGATGGGCAGATCCTACCCGCGCAGTCTCGCAGCTTCCTCGCCCAGGATAACTTTGCCAACTATGGCATCCCCTTTTCCAATCTCCGCATCTGGGATGCGTTTCAGACGCCCATCGGCACCGCTGCTGCGGACGATCTAGGCCTCAGCACCGGTGGCACATATGGCACCAATGCCCCTTACATCTCCGCGGGCGATCTCAAAAACGCAGGAGCCACCACGCGCCGTGCGCGTTTCATGTTCACTCTGCCGCCTGAATACGTCGCCGCAGAAAGCGTGCGCATCTCCGCCATTGCCGGCATGATCACCAGCGTGGCCTCCACCAGTTGCACCATCGATTTTGAAGCCTTTGAGGTGCTCAACGATGGCAATGTCACCGGTGCCGATCTCGTCACCACCGCAGCGGTCACCATGAACAGCCTCACCTTCTCGGAGAAAGCCTTCGATCTCACGGCCACAGGACTGCTCGCAGGTGATACCCTCGATATCCGCGTCAGCATCGCCTGCACGGATAGCGCCACCGCCACGGCTGTAATCCCCGCCATCGCTGCCTTGCGCCTCCAGCTTGATATCAAAGGTTGACCTTCACCCCTTGCGCCCATGACACCCACCGTCCGCATTTCCACGGCGGGTCTCAAAGCCGCTTTTGCACGCTTCAGCGCCGTCGATCAAAAAGCCATCCTCGATAAAACCGTGCGCACCGATGCCATGGGCTTCGTGCGTGACATCATCGCCATCACGCCGCCTGGGCATCAGGGGAAACCGCTCGTCAGTGGCAGCAAAGGTGAAGCAGCGGTGGCTGCAGGTGAAGCCGCCATCAAGCGTGACCTCAAAAAAATGGCAGTGCCGATGACGGATGCCATCATGCAGCGCGCGGCTCTGCGCATGACTCAGCAGGAAAACGTGCTGCTTTGGATCGATGGAGACGGCACTCTCGTCGGCGTGCAACGGCCTTTTTTCATGGCGCAGGCCACACTGGAAACTTTGCAGGCCCTGCACCAGTCTCGCTTCCTACGTGGCCGCATGCGTGGCCGTGAAATCAAACGCATCCGGCAGGGTAAATGGGACATCTGGCAGGCACCCGTTGTGCCGCAATCGGTATATCAAGCTTTTCTGCGTCAGCAGCTGGCCAAAGTGGGAAAACTCGCCGGTGGCTGGGCTGCTGCGGCTCAAGCCTTGAAAGTCCGCGTGCCCAAAATAGCCAAACGCCACGCCGCCGGCACCTACATGCCGATCGAAGGCCCCGCTTCATTACGGCTGCGCCTTACCAATACCCGTGCTTATGCCACCGATGCCGATGTCGAGCGCCGCGCACGTCACGTCCTGGATTCGGACAAACGCGCCAAGCGTCTCGGCATTCGCATCAAAGAAGAAATCCGCGCCAAGCTCAAAGCCCAGCTTGCTCGCACTTAAACCGTCACCGCCATGCCCAATACCGATCACACACCTCTCAACCTCAAGCTGGAGACCGCGCTTGCCACTTACCTCGATAGCATCCTCGCTTCCGCCAGCCTCACCGGGCTGCAGGTGCTCACCTCTCACACCGAGACAGAGGCCCTCGAATCCCCGCGCTGCGTCATCTCCTGTGATGCCATGTCCGCCGTCAATCCGGATCTCCCCGGCGTCATGGATTGCACCGTCGAGATCGAGTATCTCACCCAGCACACCACCACCACGCTCGCCAATCACAAGCTCAACGCAGGCCGGCTCATGTCCTGGCTCGCCGATCTCAGCGTCGTCAAAGCAGCCCTCACCGCCACGGATGCTTTGCACTGTTACTGGTATCAATTCATGAGCCAACGCTTCGAAAAAGAAACGGATGAAGGCACCTTTTGCACCCGCCTCACCTTCCTCATCCGCGCACAGGGTAAAGGCATGTAAGAGCCTGATTTGACACCGCTTCACCCACAACCTCATCCCCTTTTCACTTTCCATGGCCGCCACCTTTCTCGGAACCGATGCAGTTCAAGGCTTAACCGCCCAAACCGGCATGATCCTGCAAAATCAGGACGCCAGCTTCTCCACCGAACGCCGCTACGTCGTCGATTCCCAAGGTGAAAAAGTCGGCATCTGCCTGTGGGGGGATGAGCTAAACGTCACCCTCGAAGCCCTCGTGCCAGCGGCTTCCGCCTTCAGCACACGCATGGCCGTCAAAGTGTCTCTTGCCAACACGCCTACCGACTTTTACCGCGCCACCCCCAGCACAGGCTTCGGTGATACCGTGCTCGTGGGAGTTCGCCAGCGTGGTGCCAATGCAGACTTCCACACCTTCAGTCTTGAGTTCGTCGCCTCTCCATTCATGGACAGTGACGCGTGATGACTGAGGCAGGCCTTGCGCCTGCGCATCCTCTCCTAGATATGCCCCCATCTGAACGATTCATCTCTGCCGCGCGTCCGCATTCCATCACGGACACGCGGCTTTTTGCTGCTCTCACTGCCCTCGGCATTCAGCCGGTGGAATGGCCCACCATCTACGCCGGAGAGACGCCCGATGGCAAACCGCGCCAGACCTGGTTCATGGCACCCACCAGCCTCTGCGGTCAATACAACACCGCAGAAATGATCACCGCTTGGCATTCCAAAGCCTGGCTGGATGGCCATCCGGAGCATCCCCTCGCCTACATCAAAGCCGCCTTCGAAAACATGAGCGTGGCCGTCGATCACTGCAAAGACAGCCAGCATCACATGCACGTCATCCGCGGGCGCGGTGGAAAGATCGGCCTGCTCGGCCCCAATGATCCCCGAGCCATCCGTGAAAGCATCCTCAAAACCCTCAAGCGCTAATGTCCTCTGTCTCCCAACTCATCGCCGATGAAAAACGCATGACCGAGGCGGAGGCCGCCGATCTTCTTGCCAGGGGTTTCAAACTGGAAGTGGTCCAGTTTTTACAGGCCCGTGGCTTTCGTGAGGCCGGTGAGGTCCGTCATGCGGACCACACCACCTCTCACAGCTTTTTAAGGCAAACCCATTATCCGCACCTGCACATCGTCCTCGATCCACCGGGTGACCTCAATGATCTGCTCACTGCCATTTACGAGATCGGCTGGAGCGATGGCAGCGATCGCATCGCCACCCTCTATCATCGTTTTGTCGAAGCCGTCCAGCGCCCGCGCCGCCCCTCCGAAACGGAACGCAGCATCGATCAACGACTCACTGCCCTCGAAGCTCAATGCCAGTCATGCCAGAAGTCTTGACTTACTCTACCCCGCCGGATCTCGCACGTTTCACACAGCGTGCCGTAGCCGTTTGGAATGACGTCATGAAAGACCTCATCATCCTGCAGCCACAGATCAGCGGCGGATGGGGAAACATCCGCGTCATGTGGTCGCCCGATGTTCGCACCGCAAAGCATCCTACCCGCGTCGCCGAATGCCAACGCATGCACACCGATCATTGGCAGATCCGCCTGCAATCCACCCTCCGCTGGCGAAAAGATCGTTTCTGGGATCGCCTACTCGGTCGCGGAGAAGACACCTTCACCGCACTCGTGCATGAATTGGGTCACGTGTTCGCCCTGCCTCACAGTGCCGATCCAGCCGATGTCATGCACCCCGAAATCGGTGGCACCGGAAAACTCACCACCGCCGAAAAAACCGCTTACCGCAGCTTTTTCCTACAACACATCGCCTCATGTCACTGACTACTATGCGCCCTCTCTCCGCTGCCAGCTATGCCCTGCTCCTGCGTTTGAACTGCCCCATGATCACCGCCCCCGCTGCGGATCAGGCCCAGCAGCTGCACGCGGCCACCTTGTGGCATTACCTCCACACCGCAGAGATCACCGCTCTCGAAAACGCCAGTGATGAGGAGATCCTCACCGCTGCCAAACGGCATGCATACAGCCTCGATCTCAGCCTCTACCCTAGCATCTTCAAAAGCATGACGCGGGACATCGAGCGCATGGAAGCCGCTTTCGTTGAAGCCGAACCTCCCGCCGGAGCCACCTCCCCTTTGGCCTAGACGATAGCGACGAGCCAGACGTCGCTATCGCCCTCATCTGGCAGGCCGTCCGCTGTGGGCATGATCCCCGTCAAGTCGGCTGGCATTGGCCCCTGTGGCAGCTTCTAGGCTTCATCCATGCCGAGCTCCGCCGTCAAGGCCTGCGCACCTACAAAGCCTCCGCCTGGCAAGCCATCGCCACCGATGCACCGCTGCCGGCCGTTGATTTCGATGACCCCTGGGCCAGCGCGCAGCTTTGACATCCACCGCCACACGATATGTCCGCCGTCGTCGTCGAAATTGGAGCAGATGCCACCGCCTTTCAAAAAGCCGTGGATGGCCTACCCGCCCGCATGAATGCCGCCAGCGGTCAAATGGCAGGAGCCATGCAAAAAGCTGCTGGCAGTGGAAACCGCGCCATGGGGCAGATGGCCATGCAGGTGCAAGACGTCGTCGTCCAGCTCCAGATGGGCACGAAGTGGACCACCGTCATGGCTCAGCAAGGCTCGCAGATGCTTTCCGCTTTTGGCGCGGGTGGTGCCATTGCAGGCGGATTCATCGCCATCGGCGGTGCTGCCTATCAGATGGGATCTCAAGCCATTGAAGCATTCGAAGCCGCACAAAAAGCCAGCGCTCAATTCGAATCCACACTCATGAGCCTCTTGGTGGTTTCCAGCCCAGATCAGCTCGTCGATGAATGGAAAGGCTTCAGCAAAGTCATCGAAGACACCAATCGCCGCATCAATGGCGGCATGTCGATGATGGAAGCCGCCAGTGATTTGCTCGCCACGATGTCACCGGATATTTCCGCGCAGGATCTCCTTGATCAACGCGCCAAAACCCGTGCCGATGCAGAGCAGGCCATCGCCTCCATCGAGACACGCCTGGTGCAGCTCAGTCAACAGCAGGCCACCTTGGCTGAACTACGCGCCGCAGGGCGCAAAGAAGAGGCCGATGAAATGGAGCGCCAGCTCAAGCTGGCTCAAGAAATCGCCAAAGTGCAAAACCTCGGCCTTAGCGCCCCGACCACTCAAAGCCTCGTCAGCAATCTCCAGCGCCAATACGCCCCACCCAGCACCCCTCAAGGTAACCTCTTGGAAAACGTCATCGGCAGTTTCCGCCGCATCATGCCGGACGTGCTAGGCCCCGTCTCCGATGTCATTCAATCTCAGCTCAATGAGCAATCCCGAAAGCTCTCCGCTCAAGCCTCCGCCCTGCAAAGCGTGGCCTTTGGTGGCATGAAAGGAGACGTGGATACCTCCTACGGTCGCGGCACGTCCATCAATCCTCTCAACAATGGAGCCTCACGCATGATCGCGGAGCTCGTCAAACAAAGCGCCGTGCTGCAGCAGCAAGCACGCAGCATGGACAAAGGTAATGCTTACCTCTCCGAAATCGAGAAAGCCGTGAAAAAATTCAACCTCAGCTACCAATAACATGGCCGCCACCCAGCTCGGTCTCATCAATACCGCCAGCCCAGGCCGCACCATCGAAGTCTCAGACACCGGCGGCATCACTCACGTGGTGCCGCGTACCATGAAGACCTCTGCTGCACTCGATCCGGCGACTCATCCCGCCCTCGGTGCAGTGCTGCAGATCCTCGGCAATACCCTCACCCTGCGCGGTTACTCCATTAGCTTTCAAGAGGGAGACATCGCTGAAGTGCAGTATCGCTACGGCAGCGCCATCGAAAACTCCAATCCCAGCGCCCCCATCTACAGCCCTGGTTATCCGGGCAATACCGGCACACCCGTCACGGAGTTTTACGAGCTCGAATCCACCCTCGAATCCGTCAGCATCCTCCGGCATCCGCGTTATCAAAATCTGGCCAGCACCGATCTCCAAGTCCTCGGCATGATGATCCAGCTCGGCCCACTGGATGCCGATAACACCGCCCGCCGGGAGAGTCTCAGCTCCGGCCTTGCCGAAGAATGCGCGGATAAAATTGAGTCTGGCACCATCTCCTATCTCGCACCCAAATATGTTTGGCGCTATCGCCGACTCGGTGGTTCTTGGAGCAATCCTTATCCGCTTGGAAAAAAATCCAATCCGCCCGGCCCTGCGCCGTCTCTGGCCAATGCCAACTGGCTTTTCATGGGGGCCAGCGCCAATGGCTGGGTCGGTGGTGCTTTCGAATCAACCTACATCTGGGAAAGCTCTCCCGCAGGTGATGTTTGGGATAGTGATCTCTACAGCTAATGCGCACCAAGCTCCCCACTCCTTCTCCAGGTGAGCCCATCCTCGCCGATCACATCCGCAAGCTCTCCGCCGCCGTGCGTCGGCTCAGGCCGATGACCAGCTCCACCGTGCGCGTGCAGGAAACCGCCAATGGCGTGGCCTTTCATACCACCAACAGTGGCGGTGGCTCGGCCAAAACCATTCACCCTTTTAAGCCCACCCTCAAACGCCGCACGTCTAACACGGATTTTGTCACCCTTGAGCCTGGCCTTGCCATCGTCCATGCGGATGTCTTTGTCCCGACCATCGGCGGTGCACCCATGACCAACACCAATCGGCCTGAGCTCTCTCTCTCCGGATCCTCTGCCCGTTGGGTGTATCTTGAAATCGCTTTCACGCTCAATCTTAGTTCAGGCTTTGTCACCGGTGCTACAGCTTCCGGAGCCACCATTGAGCAATACACCAGCCAGCAGAACTCCACCAGCAGCCTGCTTCGCATCCCTCTTTTCATCTGGCAGCGGGAATACCCCGTCATCCAATGGCGTTTCTTCAATGTCTCCGCCCTAGCGCGCGATGACGGCAGTGGCAGCAGCACCGCACGTTGGTTCATCTATCCCACATGAGTCTGCCTGATTGGGCGAATGGAGGCAGCCCATCTCTCTATGATTCTCCCATCGGTGGATGGCCCATCGCCACCAGTGACGTCTATCCTGGAAATCCCGATGGAGAAAACGCAAGCTTTCTCTCCTTTGACGATGGCCGCCAAACCATCGCCTACATCCCCGGCCAAAACTACACCCGCACCCGCGTTGTCACTCCTTCCTGGCCCATTGAGGTCGATGGTGAAAACAATCCACCCATCGCTTTGCGATCCCTCGTTTACATCGATTTTAGCGCTAGTGGCGAAGAACCGGATCCTTTGTTCCAGCAAAAATGGCGTTACAGTGATGAGGAAGGTGCCTCTTTTGTTCGCATCACCGATGCTTTTGCGCTGGAAGATCCCATGATTTTAGTAGGTGTCGATGAAGGATTTTACACACGCGTCGCGGTAAAGCACAATTTCATCCCGCTCAAAGTCACCTATTACATCCGCACCTTTGATGAAGATGGAAACAGTGTGATCAGTGACTTGCAAGAGCAGCTCTTCAGCGTCGCGGATGGTTGGGAGCACGATCTCGAACCCGCCGCCGGTGAAACCTTTCTCGACGTCAGACTCACTCGCCTCCTGCCCTTCACGAATTGACATCGCGCCTGCTGCGTGAAACCCGGCAGCTCCGATGATCTGAACGAACTCCTCGCCACCGTCCAAAATGACACTTGGACAGGCATCTCCTCCGTCACCGTCACGCCAGCGCCAGCCAGTCCGCTCGCCAGTGTGATCATGGCTTTCAAGGTCGATCCCAGCGCCACAGCGCCTGCGCTCCAGCTCACCTCTGCCGCCTCACAGATCACGATCATCAATGCCGCCACGTGGACCTTTAGCGTGCCACCTCAAACGATTACTCTCACCCCTGGCATCTGGCATTGGCAGATCCAAACCACCAGTGCTGCTGGCACAGTTCACACTTACACCCAAGGCACCATGGAGGTGCTCAACGATTACACCACCACGCCATGAGTGACGTCTATTTGACTGTTTCAGCCGCACCCACTGTTACCGTCGATGCCCAAGGCGCGGTCACCGTCGATGTCTCCGCGCTAGCCGGTGGGGATGTCGTAGGCCCTGCCTCCGCTACGGACAACGCCCTCGCTCGCTTCGATGGCACCACCGGCAAGTTTGTGCAAGCCGGACCCATCACAGAGAGTGATGCAGGAGATCTCGCCAACCTCAATCGCTTGGCCTTTGATACCACCCCCACCGGCACGCTTGCCACACAAGGGGAAATGATGTGGAACAGCGGCAGTGAAACGCTCGATCTCCAGCTCAATGGCTTCGCCATGCACATCGGCCAGCATGTGCTGTTTCATGTGCGCAACTCCACCGGCAGCACCATCGCCGCCGGTGTGCCAGTCATGTTTGCCGGCACCACTGGCAACAGCGGCAAACTCCTCATTCAGCTCTGGAATGGCACCGGCCCCAGCACCTACTTCATGGGCCTCACCGCCGAACCTTTAGCCAATGGTGAAGAGGGTTTTGTCATCGCTTTCGGCCTCCTGCGCGGCATCGAAACCGATGGAAGCGATTACTCTCAAACCTGGGCCGATGGCGATATCCTCTATGCCGGCAGCACCAGTGGCAGCCTCACCAACATCGCCCCCACCACCGGCCAGATCGTGCAAGTGGCCGCCGTCGTGCATGCGCATGGCAGCAATGGTGCCCTCTTCATCCGCGTCGGTTGGGTATATCAAACTGCCAATGCCAATCTCAATGCCATCTCAGGCCTCACCAGCGCCGCGGATAAACTCTCCTACTTCACCGGCGCAGGCACGGCTGCGCTCACGGATTTGTCGAGCTTTGGTCGCACGTTCCTTGACGATGCGGATGCGGCCACCGCACGCGGCACCCTCGGCCTCGGAGATCTAGCCAGTCTCACTCCTGGCACTGGCATCGCCAGTTTCCTCACCACTCCTTCCTCGGCCAATCTCGCCAGCGCCGTCACCAATGAAACCGGCAGCGGCTCCCTCGTCTTCGGCACCAGCCCCACGATCACCACGCCCACCATCACCTTCAGCACCACCGCCGCTGTCACCGCTGGCACCAATGCTCAAGGTCAAGGAGCGCTCACGACGGATTACAACCTCGTCACCACCGCCGCTGCCAACCCATCCGGCGTCACGCTCCCCACCGCCACCGTCGGCCGCCTCATCTACATCACCAACGCCGCCGCCAACCCTGTCAACGTCTATCCCGACACCGGGGCCGCCCTCGATGCCCTCGCCGCCAACGCGGCGGTTTCTTTGCCGGTGGGCTTCACGCTCATTTGTCGAGCCATCAGCACCACCGCCTGGCGCACCGTTCTTGTGCCGCAAGCAGGCACTGCAGCAGCCAACTTTCTCACCAGCCCCACGAGTGCCAACCTTGCTACATTGGTGAGTAACGAAACCGGCAGTGGCTCCCTCGTCTTCGGCACCAGCCCCACGATCACCACGCCCACCATCACCTTTAGCACCACCGCCGCTGTCACCGCTGGCACCAATGCCCAAGGTCAAGGAGCCCTTGGGACAGACAATGCTCTCATCACCACCGCCGCTGCCAACCCATCCGGCGTCACGCTGCCCACCGCCACCGTCGGCCGCCGCATTTTCATCACCAACGCCGCGGCAAACCCCGTCAACGTCTATCCCGCCACCGGGGCCGCCCTCGATGCCCTCGCCGCCAACGCGGCGGTTTCTTTGCCGGTGGGCTTCACGCTCATTTGTCGAGCCATCAGCACCACCGCCTGGCGCACCGTTCTTGTGCCGCAAGCAGGCACTGCAGCAGCCAACTTTCTCACCAGCCCCACCAGTGCGAACCTTGCTACATTGGTGAGTGACGAAACCGGCAGCGGCTCTCTCGTCTTCGGCACCAGCCCCACGATCACCTCACCATTTCTTTTCTTTGGGGTCACTCCAGGTTTCACCGCTGGCACTGACGCACAAGGTCAAGCAGTCATCACCAATGCCACAGATCATGTGACAATTACCACCGCCACGGCCAACCCGTCTGGCGTGACACTACCTAGCACAGTGACTGCTGGCCGTCGGATTATCATCCACAACGCCGCGGCCAACCCCGTCAACGTCTATCCAAACTCAGGTGCCACGATCGATGCCCTCGCGGCCAATGCGCCAGTTTTGCTGCCTGTTGGTGCGACGTATCTTTTTTGGTCGCCAGGAGGCACTCCTGCATGGCGTTCCCATGTGTTCATTCCACTTGGCACACCCGCAGCCAATTTTATCACAACACCGACGAGTGCGAACCTTGCCACTCTCGTGAGTGACGAAACCGGCAGCGGCTCCCTCGTCTTTGGCACCAGCCCCACGATCACCACGCCCACCATCACCTTCAGCACCACCGCCGCTGTCACCGCTGGCACCAATGCTCAAGGTCAAGGAGCCCTCACGACGGACAACAACCTCGTCACCACCGCCGCTGCCAACCCATCCGGCGTCACACTGCCCACCGCCACCGTAGGCCGCTGCATCTACATCACCAACGCCGCCGCCAACCCCGTCAACGTCTATCCCGCCACCGGTGCTACGATCGATGCCCTCGCCGCCAATGCAGCGGTTTCTTTGCCTGTCGGTGGCACCATTCTGTTCCGCGCGATCAGCACGACGGCATGGCGTTCGTCATTTGGCGTTGCAAATGTTTTTAGCGGTGATCAAAGCGCTCCCAATTTCATCGTCACCTCTAGCGCTGGCACTTTCCAAGGTGTAACAGGCGGTTCTGCACCTCAATTCACTGCCGTAGGTAACACCGGAAATGGTATGCGTGTGGCATCAGATCGAGTTGATTTTTGGGTGGGCGGCAGCGTTCATGCGACTATCCAATCTGGAATAGTAGGTTTAGGATCATCCGCGCTGAATTGGGGCAGCAACACTCAACTCTTTGGCAACAACGATGGAACAGGGCGCTTGGTTGAGCGCAATGGCACCTCCGCGCAAACTTTCAGCATCGCTAACACTTACACCAGCTTCACGTCCAAAGAAGAACTGGAAATTGGCTGGGTCGGCAACAGCAACATTGGCAAGATCCGCACGATCAAAGGCAGTGGCGGTGGCACTGCTCGCCAACTCATGCTCGGCACCGACAGCGTGGACCGTATGGGCTTTGAATCCACAAACTTCAATACTTTCATGTTGGCCTCTTCTGGCAGCTATGGCAGCGGCAGCGGCGTTCTTTTCCTCGGCAATGCAACCACCGTCCCAACCACCAATCCCACCGGCGGCGGCATCCTGTATGTCGAGGCTGGCGCACTGAAATATCGCGGCAGCTCCGGCACCGTCACCACAATCGCTAATGCTTAATCTATCATGTCACTCAATCTCATCGTCCTTCCCACCTTGACTCCCGCTCAAGAAACCCTCCTCGGCATGCAGCAGCTCAATCACGAAGCGCTGCGTGATCTCGCCTCTCGCACCAAACGCGCGTTTGATTTGTTTTGGCGAAACGACCGCGCCACCCCGCAACAAATCGCCACGGCTCTCGGCACCAATGCCGCCGCAGTCTTTGATGCGCATGCGGCCACGGTGCAGTTCTTGCTTGCGCGAGATCCCACTTTGCTTTCGCCGGAGGATTACACCCCGCCCCTGCCTTACCAATGGAACAACGATGGCTCCATGACTTTGCTTTAAAACGAACTCTGCCCTCACTCCCATGACTCCGAAAGAAGCCTTCGGCATCGTTGATCAAATCCTTGCCAATCACAAGCTGACCCTCACGCCACCGGAGTGGATGCGCTTTATGCAAGCCATGCAAACCCTCGCCTTATCCGTGCAGCCCCCACCTTCCACAGAATCACCCAACCCCTAGCATTTGACTTAACCCACTCTGTATGGGTCATGATCCTGCCGAACTCGAAACCCGCCTCACTCGCTGCGAACGTGCTCTCTTCGGAGACGACGATAGCAGCGAGGGGCTATCCTCACGCATGCACATGACAGAGACCACCGTTTCGAAGATCGACGCCTCACTCAACAAAATCACCTGGATGCTCATCACGGCGGTGCTCATTGGTCTGCTCAATCTCGTCATCAATCGTCCTGCAGGTGGAGCCCCTTCTCAAAACACCAGCGTCATCACGGGTGAGGCCGGTGCCAGTGCTCAGGCAGTTGAGCAAAAAAGCCACCGCAGCTATCTGACCACCACCGACGTGGCTAACCTCGAAAAAATCTCCGTGCGCGAAGTGCAAGACATGATCCTCAGTGGGGAAATCACACCGCGCCCCGTCAAAGAAGGCCGCGAATATCGCATTGCCGCCAATTACCGCATTCTGCCGCAAAATGCCGCAGAATGCGGCAATCCGCCGCAGTAATCCGCCGCACTCAAGTGCCGCGCAGGGATTGACAGTGCCACTCCACTGTCATGAAAAACTTCTTTCGCTCCCTCCTTAAAAACTGGAAAACGTCTGTCGTCGGCATCGTCGCCATCGCCAGCGCCATCATTTCGACCTGGCTGCCTCAATACGCTGACGAGCTCAACAAAGTCATCGGCATCCTCACCGGCCTCGGCCTCCTCGCCGCCAAAGACGCCAATAAAACCGGCGTCTAAAAAGACCGCTCATGACGCTGCTCGCCGCGCTCACGGCTGCTCTGGAAGCCGCTGCTGCTGCCCTGAGAGCTTTCCCTCTCTGGCTGCAATGGCGCATCACCGGCGAATGCGAATCCCTCTCCAAGCAAATCCTCGCCCATGAAGCTGCTGCCACCCCTCATGATCGCGCTGCTGCTGACGAATTGCGCATCGCCTACGCCTACCGTCGCCAACTCCATGCAGCTCTACAGTCCAGACACACTGGAGATCCCAGCGGGCACACAAATCCAAACCCGCCAAGGGCTGTATCGCGCCCAGGTGGATGAGCGCTGGTATTCAGCCGATTTGTATCTCAAACGCGTCCGAGAAGCCTTACAGCCATGATCGCCCTACAAGCCACCGAATTGAGCCCTGCTGAGTTTATGGGCTTTCTGGCCTTCGCCATCGCCATAGGTATTTTTGCCTGCTGCTGCTTTGCCAACACTTTCCGCCCATGAAGCATCCATGACCAAACAAGAAATCCAAACCATGCAGAAAAAGATCGGCGTTGAGCCCGATGGTTTTTGGGGACCTCAAAGCATCGCCGCGTGCCAAGCGCATTTAAGGCAACTCATGCCAGCCAAAAAACCATGGCCTGCCACCAATCAACCAAGCCTCACGCAATTTTACGGCCAGCCTGGTGACGAATCCAAACTGACCGCACTCAACGTCGAAGGGTTAGGCATCGAGTATGACGGTAAACCTGTGCGAATCATCCGCTGTCATGCTAAAATAGCCACAAGTCTCAAACGTATTCTCACAGCCATCAGTCAAGGCCCGCATCGCCAGATTTTGAAGAAATACGCCGGTTGCTTCAACAATCGACCCATGCGAGGAGGCACGCTTCCCAGCCTGCACGCACGTGCCGCTGCCATCGATCTCGACCCAGAAAGCAATGCCAACCACACACCATGGCCAACACACGCCACCATGCCCCTCGAAGTCATGGAAGAGTTTGCCAAAGAAGGCTGGCTTCCCGCCGGAGCCTTTTGGCACCGTGACGGCATGCATTTCCAAGCCACGGCGTAACACAAACGCAACACAACGCCGCAAAGCCCCATTTTAAAAGGCCCCAAGACCAGTTCGAGTCCTGTCTCAGGCACTGTGTGTAAATGGGTTTACGTAGAGGGAAAAGGTTTTGGATGTGCTTAAAAATGCTCGAAAATGCACTTTGGACGTAACACGACGTTACACGGTGGCGTTTGTGGGGCATGATTATTCGAAAACGTGTGCATGCTTCAGGGTCGGTGGCTTGGCAGCTGGATTATGGGCTGGTGGAGGGTCGCCGAAAAATGATCTCGTTCGATTCGCGTGAGGCGGCTGAAAAGGCTTTGCAGGTGGCTCGTGCGGCGAAAAAACATTTGGGCATGCTGGGGGTGATGGCTTCCCCTGCTGAAATGGGGGAGTTTTTGATGCTGCGGGAGCGCTTGATGACTACTGGGACAACTCTGCTGGAGGCGGTGGAGTTTTTTTTGCTGCATGCTCGGCGCTTGCGCGAGCCGATGCTGCTGCCTGCGGCGGTGATGCGCTTTCGCGATGCGAAGGAGGATGCGGGTTGCAGTGTGCGTTATCATCGGCAGCTGGGGGTTTCTTTGGGGTCGCTGGCTCGGTGGTTGCCGCTGCGTTTGGTGCATGAGGTGAAACGCGATGAGGTGGAGGCTTGGCTGCGGGCTAGTGGTTGGAGTGCTAAAACGCGCAACAATTACCTAGGCGATGTGAGGGCGTTTTTTTCGTGGGCGATGCGTGAGGGGTTGTGCACTCAGCATCCAGTGATGGAGATTGCGAAGGCTAGGCTGGGGGATGAGGAGATCGGGACGCTGACGGTGGCGCAGTGTGAGCTGCTGCTGCGTGGGGCATTGAAAAAGCCGGAGATGATGGGCTTTGTTGTGCTGGGGTTGTTCGGGGGATTGCGTCCAGCGGAGATTCAGCGCTTAACATGGGCGGCGGTGGATCTGGATGAGGGGACGGTGATCGTGGCGGGTGCGCAGGCAAAGACGCGGCGGCGGCGGGTGGTGGATCTGGGCGAGAATGCGGTGGCGTGGTTGAGACGGGCTGGAGTGCGGGCGGGGGTTTCGAGCACAATCTGCGGGAGCTTTTGGGATGCGCGGTGGCGGATGTTTCGGCGATCGCTGGGATGGGCGGTGGGATCGCGGGAAAAAGGCATGGTGGAGATGAAAGTGAAACCGGTGCATGGGGAGTGGCCGCACAATGCGCTGCGGCATACGTATGCTTCGATGCACTATGCGATGCACCAGGATGAGGCGAAACTGCAGGCGCAGATGGGGCACGAGAGCGCGGCGATGCTGCATCGTCACTACCGTGCGTTGAAAACGCGGAAAGAGGCGGAGCGCTTTTGGGCTTTGAGGCCTTGAGCCTAGACATGAAAAAAGCCGCTCGATGTGAGCGGCTTTTTTTTGATCGGTGGAGAATGGATCGAGTGATGATCAGCGGTTATGGATCCACAGGAAAAAGAGGCCAATTAGGATGGAGAAAAGGATGACGGCGGTGAAGATGGGATTGAGGCGAAACTTTTTTGGAGCGGGTGTGAGGGCTGTATGGCAATGAGGGCATAGCACGCTGGTGGGGGCGACTTCATTGCCGCAATGACCGCAGAAGTGTGTTTTGTGGGATTTAGGCTCGCAAGCGGCGGCTATGCCTAACAGTAACACTGCGAGGATGAGGCCGATGAGGTTGATGCCTGAGGCAAAGGAAAAAAAGCCGACGACGAAGGCGAGCAGGACGAAGAGATAGGCGGCACAGCCTGATCCGCCGGTTTTGGTGTGGCGGATGTGACGGAAGGCACGTTGTGTGGGGGTGGGTTGCATGGGTTTGGGTTTTTTTAGGGTTTGGGGGGATCTTCGGCGACTTGGCTGCTGGGTGCTTTGCTAGTTTTGTATTGCACCTGACCTGCGGGAATGGGCACGATGTTTTCGGCGGGTCGCTGAGCTTTGAGCCAAAGACGAATGGCTTCAGCGATGATGCTTTCGGCGCTTTGGCCGGACCGCTGAGCTTCGGTGAGTAACAAGTGAAGTTCATCGAGGGGTAGCGTGACGGGTATAGCACGCATCATTTTTTCTTCGACCCATGCGGGGATGCTGCGTTCTCCGCGTTCCCATTTGACGATGGCCTGCGCGGTGCAGCCTCCTAGTTCGGTGGCGAGTTCTTCACGCGTCAAGCCGCGTGATTTGCGAAGGGTTTCGAGCTGTTGTGGTTTCATGGGTAACATTTTTTACCCATTTTGATACAATGTCTAACTTTTCTTTTGACATACCCATTGGGTTCTTTTACTCATTCCTTGTTACCCATTGGACATATGACAGCAACATTGACCTTAGACTTCAGCGACAAACTTAGTCTCGTCGAGCAGCGCGAGCTGCTTGCAGAGACGATAGCGCGGCAGGTGCCGATTGAGACGGTGCTCATCGAGGCGCTGCGACTGCGCAGATCTGTGATGCCGCTGCCGCAGCCGCCAACTGCGCATGCCGTCGATTGCCTAGCGGCTTAACCCCTTCCCGCCCGTTGGGGCTCTGGGGTTGACGATTTCCCCATCGGGGGAGCCCCAACGGAGCGGGTTTTTTAACCCCAACAAAGAAGAAGAAAAAGAAGAAGAAGATGAGTCTATCAACCAAAAAAGAAGATCAACTGGATGCGGCCACGTCGGTGGTGATGCATGAGCGTTTTCTCCGCAGCCAGGTGCAGCGGTGGATCTCGAAGCTGCCGCACCTGAAAATGCATGAGGATGATCTCATGCAGGAGGGCCGTCTGGGCCTTGTATGGGCGGCGGCGCATTTCGATGTCGAGCGCGGGGTGTCGTTTTTGTCCTTTGGAGGCAAGGCGGTGCACAATTTGATGAGAAACTTTGTGGCTCGGCTGAGCCATTTGATCCGCTTTCCGGAGGGAAAGCCGGTGTCGTTTGTGTGGCTGGATGCTCCTTTAAAAGATGGAGAGAGGCCGCTGGCGGAATCTCTGCCGCTGCCGGAGCAGGATGTGTGGGAGGCGGATGATCGGCACGTGAGGGTGATGGAGGCGCTGCGTGGTCTGAAGGTGGCGGAGCAGTATGTGATCACGCAATGCGTGATGGCTGGCCGTTTGCAGCGTGTCGTGGCGGCGCAGATGGGATGCAGCCATACCTGGGTGCAGCAGCTGGTGGATCAGGGGCTGCGGAAGTTGCGACTGGCGATGGGCGTGCCTGTGGAGATGAAGCAGGCGTCGCGGTCGCCGATGCCGGTGCCAGCGGGGTGTGTGCCGCTGAAGGTGTGGCTGACGGGTGAGGCGGCGGGTCTCGGTATCAGTCCTGGTGCGCTGTATGCGCGGATCTCACGAGGCCGGTATCCGATGCCAGCGCGGCTGACGGTGAATGGTCGGCATTTTGTTCAAACGGAAGTTTCAACCTTTAACCCCTGATTTTTTATGATGAATCGTTTTAATGTTCAATACATGGGGCCGCGCAGGCGGAGCCCGAAATGGAAACGCCCAGCGTCTTTGGCGCTGTGGATTTTTGTGATTCTGCTGGTGATTAGCCTGTGGCTGTATGGTCTGTGGCTGCAGAAGTATGGTGCTTTTGGCGCTGCGGTGTCTCAGCCGGTGATGCCTGTGATTCGTGCGGGTTTTCCGGATTGGGTGGCGTGGAGTGTGCTGGGCACTTCAGTGCTGCTGACGCTGGGTGTTTTGGCTTCTCGCTCGATTTTTGCTGAGGCTTGGAATGAGGAGGATGGTCTGCCGGTGACGGTGGAGGGTGAGATGAATACGCAGCTGCGTGGCTCGGCTGAGCCGTGGATGCATGAGCTGATGGGGGTGTTTGCGCGGCGCTCGGCTTTGATTACGGAGCTGCACTGCCGACAGATCCGTGCGTTGTGCGTGCCGCGGCATCGGCTGGATCTGGTGGCGCTGGATGCGTATCTGCGACGGGAGGTGGGGCTGCGTTTGTTTGTGACGACGCTGCTGGAGGTGCAGGCGATCTGCGCGAAGGCAGATGGAAAGGAGGGCGCAGGGGTATGACTTTTTATGTGACTACTTTAGTAGCAATCCATGCGACGAATGCGCTGGTAGGGATGGTGACGGATGAGACGCTGTGGGATCGGCTGAGCTCGATGACGTGCCTGCTGCTGGCGCTGTGGGGTGCTTACCTTTTGGTGGAAGGGGGTGCCGCATGAGTGGCACTGAATACACGGTGATGATCACTGGGCCGAAGGGCGTGGTGCTGATGATGCGGATGGATGCGACGCTGCGCGATGTGCAGAGTCTTTCGATGGATGATGCGGAGGCGCAGGCGCTGCTGGTGGTTTCCAGTGTGCTGGCGGGTCGCGTGGAAGGGCAACTGGAGATCTGGCGGCGTGAAGCTGAGATGGGAAAGGAGGGCACAGTATGAGCCGGGGTATGCATGAGCTGCGGGGTGTGCTGGATGTGCTGCTGGGGGAGGTGCGTGACCTGAAGCGCGAGGCGGATGCGACGGCACCGCTGACGGCGGTGCAACTGTGCACACGGTGGCAGGTGGCGGGTGATGAGCCTGCAGATCGACTGTTTAATCTGGCGCGGAAGTGCCGGGAGTGGGGCCTAGAGCCGATGAAGGGCACGCGGGGCTGGCATGCGCTGTATGCGCGGCCAGCGGTGCTGGCGGCGGAGGCGTTTGCCTCGGCCACCTCGAAGAGAAGGAGGGCGGCATGAGTGCTTCATCTTTAGATAAGGCCCCTGCCCTTTCGGCGGTGCGGGATCATCCGCTGCATGAGATGGAGGCGGCACGGGCGAAGATGGCGCAATGGGCTGACCAGGTGACGCTGATGGAGGCGCTGCTGGGCCACGGCTCTTTGACGGAGCTGGACCGGATGACGGTGGCGCTGGAGCTGGCGACGGCACGGAGCTGTATGCAGGCCTGTGCGAATATCATCACGGCGTGTGAGGAGCGGATGCGTGAGCAGGCGCGTCGGCTGGAAGAGCGCTGGGGCTGGCTGCTGTGAGGTGATAACTATGAATACCTATACAAACGACTACCACGACATCGCGCAGCATGAGGCTTTTAACATGGCCTTTGATGCGCTGCATGTGCGTGGACCGGATGAGGTGCTGATGGAGGCGGAAGAAACTGCCGACGGCGAAATGAGGCAGGATGGATTGGAGCGGGCGCGGTGCCTGATCACGCTGGTGATGGCCATCACGAGTGGTGTGACGACGGTGCGGGAGATCCGCGATCGCTTGGCGGTGGTGGTGGCGCATCTGGCGCCGGATTTGCTGGCGGAGGATCTCTGGCATGGCCGCGCCGATTGGCAGAGGGTGCGTGCGGCGATGAGCCGCTGCGAGGCGATTGAGTGGGAGAGTGTGAGCGGTCGGCTGTTGGTGGAGATGCTGACGGCTCGTGGCTGGAGTGAGCGGGAGGTGGGCAAAAGGGCGCTGTGCCTGGTGTATGCGTTTGTGCCAGATCAATCGGTGAGGCCGCCGATTGCGCGGAGTTTTTCGACGATGGGTGAGGCGATTGGACTGACGGCGCAGAATAAGCGCAGTGCGATCAGTGCGGCGATGCAGAGCCTCGTGCTGGAGATGGTGCATCGGGCGCAGCGGGTGAGCGGGCGGAAGGGCACGGGGGAGTTTTGGTTTATGAAGCGGTCGCACTGCCGGGAGGCGCTGAGCGTGGCGATGCGTGGGAAGCAGAATCGGAAGAAGAAGGATGCACCAAAGCGGGCAGGAGTGCCCGCGGGGCCTTCGAGCGCGGTGAAGGTGGAAGGGAGGGCGCCGTGCCCGGCTGGCCGCAAATGGTCGCCAGTGACAAAGCACAGGTCCGCCGCTGGCTCGCTGAGCATGGGAAGGAGGCGGCGTGAATGAGCTGGCTCTTTTCGCGGGCGCTGGTGGTGGCATTCTTGGAGGCAAACTCCTCAAATGGCGCTGCGTGTGCGCTGTTGAGTGGGATGCCTATGCCGCAAGCGTGCTTGTGGCACGGCAAAACGACGGCTGCCTGGAGCCGTTTCCCATCTGGGATGACGTGCGAACCTTTGACGGAGGTGCATGGCGAGGCCGTGTTGACGTGGTTTCTGGCGGGTTTCCCTGCCAAGACATTTCCTGCGCTGGCAAAGGAGCCGGAATCGACGGGGAGCGAAGCGGGATGTGGGTGGAGATGGCCCGGATCATCGGTGAGGTGGGACCGCGCTACGTGCTCGTGGAGAACTCGCCAATGCTCACTGTTCGGGGGCTTGGAAGAGTTCTCGGGGACCTGGTGGCGCTGGGGTATGATGCGATCTGGGGAGTGCTGGGAGCTGATGATGCCGGAGCTCCACACCGAAGGAAACGAATCTGGATCATGGGATGGCGAAGAGACGTGGCAGACGCCGACGGCGCAGGATGCGAATGGTCGCACGCACCACAATCAACGCGATGGCTCCAAGCGGGCGAGCTTGCTGGGGCAGGTGGCGATGTGGGCAACGCCCTGTGCGCAGATGGCGAATGGGGAGCCGGAGGCGTTTCTGGAGCGGAAGCGGCGATCTGTGGCACGCGGGAACTCCATGGGCGTGAGTTTGACGGACCTGAATATGCAAGTGAAGGCGGCGGCGAAGGGGATGTGGCCGACGGTGCGCAGCAGCGACGGGGAGAGAGGTGGACGCGGCGATTTGATCCAAGCGGTGAGGGGCAATCCCAACAGCCATTACAAGCTCTGGCCAACGCCAACGGTGCAGGATGCGAGCAACAACCGGGGGCCGTCGCAGATGGAGCGGAATACGCTGCCGTTGAATGCGATAGCTGGTGGAGCGCTGAACCCAACGTGGGTCGAGTGGCTGATGGGGTGGCCGCTCGGGTGGACCGATTGCGGTGCCTCGGGAATGGACAGGTTCCGGCAGTGGTGCGGCTCGCATGGCAAACCTTTAACCAAATCATCATGCCGAGAGAGGTCCGGACACCAGTGATGGCATCGTTTTCGACGAGAATCTCGGCAGCGTTGCCTTGGTGCAGGTCCAGGAAGCCATATCATGAAAACAGAGACAGCGATTCAAGTAACGCAGGGCCGCATCGCGGAGCTGCAGGACTGAATCTTGAAACCTAAAATGTGAAACTTGAAACCTATGAATAAAAACGAACCGAAGAGAGAACTGATTTCTTTGAAGCTGATCGAGCCCTGGGCGCGGAACCCACGAGGCGGAGATCTCCGTGATATGGAGGCTTTCACCGAGCAACTGCGCATGGAGGGCATCCGGGAGGATGTGCATGTGTTCCGTGATGCGCAGGGAGTGCTGCGGCTGATGCAGGGGCATCGACGCCGTGAGGCGGCGCAGCGGCTAGGTGTGGAGGCGCTGTGGGCGAAGGTGTGGAGCTTTGATGAAAATGAGGCGTTTCTGCATTTGATCACGCTGCAGAATGGCTCCGATCCTTTTGATGCGCGTGAATTGGCGCTGGCCTCACGCACGGCGATGCAGATGGGGATCACGCGTGAGGCGTGGATCGGTGTGATGCATCGGAGTGAGGAGACGGTGCAGCTTTACCTCGATCTGGGGACGCTGCCGCATCGGGTGCAGGAGGCGGTGTATAAGGGGAAGCTGGCGCTGGGGACGGCGGGACTAATGAGGCAGCTTTCGAAGGATCAAATGGAGCTGGCGATGGATGGGGTGCTGAACAATCCGATCACGCAGGAGCCGATGACGGAGGGGCAGGCGCGGGTGTTTATCGAGAACCAGTTTCTCAAGCCTGAGCGCTGGCGGAAGGAGTGGGTGGTGCTGGCACCGAAGATCAAGCGTAAGCTGATTGGGCAGGGTTGGGAGGCAGATCGCATCGATGTGGTGGCGTGGGAGGATCGTGAGCAATTCGTGATGAGTGAGGCGGTGCCGGTGGGATCTTATATGATGTGGGATGAATACATCGAGGATGCACTGATGCTGAATCCGGGTGAGCCGATGACGTGGGGGAAACTGGCTCACGATTTGGGTGTGCCATGGCATTTGGCCCCTGCTGCGGCACGCGTGGAGAAGCATCTGTGCCTGGTGAAGCTGAGCGCGGTGAAGGATGCGGATTCGACGAGCGCGGAGCGGGTGCTGCGTGGCAAAGGTGAGACACGCAAAGTGCTGGCTAAGCCGAGCGATGCGATGCCTGAGCGTGTGGATGCTACGGTAACTGCGGAGGTGCCTGAGGTGGACGATTTGGAATTGTCTGCGGAGGTGCCTGTGGCATTCGATGAGGTGCGCTGGCGGAAGATTCACGGGGCGCTGATGCTGCGGCCTGAGTCGGCGATGCAGAATGCGCTGTGGGAATCGCTGATGGAGATCGTGTGGCGTGATATCGCGGATCGTCTGCCGGCTGATGCGTATGCCTCGATCATGGGTGAGCTGAACCGGGATGAGGTTAAGCGGAAGGGGCTGCGGTGGTGTTTGTTGGCCTGTGTGGCGCTGGCACTGTGCGAGCCACCGGATGAGGATGCTTTGCATGTGGTGGAGGAGTCGCTGGGCGTGCAGGTAAAGTGATCTACAGGAAACTGAGAACTGAGAACCGATGAGAGACCTCGAAGACATTAAACTCGAAGTGCTGGATCGCGTGGATGCGATCCAGTGCGCGGAGTGGTGCCAGGTGGGAGGTATGAAGCGGGTGAAGGAGGGACACTTCACTGCTCCGTGTCCGTTTCATGCGGAGAAGTCGGCGAGTTTCCACATCGGTGGTGGCGGTTCTTTTCGGAGTCGGTTTAAGTGCTTTGGCTGCGGGTGGACGGGGGATGTGATTGCGTTTTGGATGGAGGTGCGGCATTGCGACTTTAAGCAGGCGGTGGAGGAGCTGGCGCGTGAGGCGGGTGTGAGCCTGGGCGATGGGATTGCGCAGGGGCCGCGCAAGGAACGACCGGTGGCGAGGCAGCCGGAAAGGCGGCTTGATGAGGCGTCACTGCTGCCGGAACTGCCGCCACTGCGTCACCTGCGAGAGGAAGAGGCTGCCATGATTGCGCTGCATCGCTCATTGGATGCTGAGGCGGTGTGGATGGCTGGGCGTGTGCATGGTCGAGTGGCGGTGCCGGTGAATGGGTGGCCGCTGTATCGTCGTACTAATGGGAAATGGCTGCCGCGCTGTGAGGTGCATGGGAAAAATGGGTGCGCTGTGGAGCATGCGAATTGCGTGGCGGCGGAGACGTTTGGAAGCTGGTGCGCGATCGATGCGACGCGTCGCGTGGCGGAGTTTCGCAGGCTGGACAATGCGCTGTATCCGGTGCGTGAGGGGGCTGGGATCAAGAGCTGGAGCACGCGGGGGAAGTCGTGGCCGCTAGGTGCATCGACGATGGGGAACCGATGCGCGGTGCTGCTGGTGGAGGGTGGGCCGGATATGCTGGCTGGGTATCATTTCCTCGCGCGTCACGGGATGCTGGATCGCGTGACGGTGGTGTGCATGCTGGGTGCTGGCAATCGGATGCATGAGGATTCACTTCCGTATTTCCGTGGCAAGAGGGTGAGGATCATGGTGGATGCGGATCCACTCAAGGATGGGGTGCCGGTGAATGATGCGGATACGAGTGTGCGCGCTCCCCTTAAAAAACGATCGATGCCAGGGATGGAGGCAGCGGTGCGATGGACCGAGCAGCTGACGGAGGCTGGGGCGGCGGTGGAGACGTTTTGCGTGGGGCCGGTGTATGTGCCGGATGATATCGCGAGGTGGGGCAGGCGGGAGATCGATGGCGCAGCGGTGCGCATCGAGACGCCTGGGCTGATCATGGCGGATGGAACGCCGGTGAAGGATCTGAACGATCTGGCGAAGTGCGGGCTGGAGGTGACGGAATCGGACGCGGTGAGCGAGGCGTTTCGATGTTGGGATTTTTAAAATGACAGATGGGTAAGTGAGCAACCCGACAGGCAATTTTTAAAAAGAGAAACAGACTGTGGCAACCCGATCCAAGAAGAAAAACTCAGAACCCAACCCGCGGCGTGGTCGCGTGAAGAAGCATGCTGATGATGTGCCGGCATCCTTTGAGGCTGGTGGCGCAGTGGCTCCGCGTGTTTTCGATGCGGGGGCGGTGTGTGAGGAGCTGTCGCTTTTTTGGAATCATGAGCGGGGCGATGCCTTTGTGATGCGTGGGCCGGATGGTCGCTGGGCGCAGTGGACGAAGGATGCGGTGGTGGATGCGATGCGTGCGCTGCCAGGACGGATGATCGCGATCAAGGCGCGTGAGAATGAGATGCTGAGTGAGAGCAAGCAAGTGCTGCTGCATGCTCGCCGTGAGCGGGCGCTGGATGGGGTGCTGCCAAGTCTGCCAGGCTATATGAGTGGCATCCATCAACTCGATAGCGGCGAGAAGGTGCTGGTGAAGCATGAGCCGCAAATGGTGGAGCCTACTCCGGGTGAGTGGCCGCACATGCGGCAACTCATCGAGGGGCTGCTGGACCGGACGCAAGATGGCAGTGGCATCGATCAGAGTGTTTATTTTCACGCGTGGTGCAAGGTGGCGGCGCAGGCGATCCGTGAGGGTGAACCTGGGCATTGGCGTGCGGGGCATGCGCTGATTTTGACCGGGCCTGCGGGTTGCGGGAAGAATCGACTGCAAGAACAGATCATTACTCCGCTGCTGGGTGGCTATGGTCGCTTTGCCGATCCGGCGAAGTTTTTGTTTGAGAGTGATGAGTTTAACGGGGATGTTTTCGCGGCGGAGCACTTGATGCTATCGGAGATCCCTATGCCGAGTCAGCGCACGGTAGATCGCACGAGCCTGGCGGAGAAGATCAAGCAGGTCGTGGCGAATCCGGCGCAGCGCATGCGTTTGATGAGGACCGAGCCCTGCACGGTGTCGCCCTTCTGGAGGCTGACGATTTCGGTGAACGATGACAAGGATAAACTGAGATCTCTGCCGCTCATCACGGGCGATTTTGGCGATAAGGTGCTGATTTTTCATTGCCGTAAGGTGGCGCTGCCGATCATCGAGCGGGATAGCATCGAGAGTCAGCGTCGCTTCCGTGAGGTGATGGCAGCGGAACTGCCGCATTATCTGCACTGGCTACTCAATGAGTTCACGATCCCTGAGGAGATGCTGAGGTATGGGGATGGCCGGAGTGCAACCCGCTTTGGCTTCAAGGAATATCATGCGCCGGTGATTAAAGAGGGGCTGTTCGATGACACGCCACATGCGGAACTGCTGAGGCTGATCGATATGGCGACTTTTACCACGAAGGGTGGGTGGTCGCCAGACGATGAGCAGTCGGTGAGTGTGACAAACGCGGTGCTGTGGGATTTGCCAGGAGATAAGGAGCTGACGAATCCGCGCACGGGTGAGCGGTTGAATGTGTGGTGGGGTCGCGCGGAAACGCTGCAGATGCTTTTGACAGGCGAAGCTGGCTACGTCTGCAACGTCGCAACCATGGCCAAGAAACTTTTCCAACACAGTAGCAAGTGCGCCACACTGCTAGGCAGGTTGCATGACGATGATATGATCCGCGGCACGCGGTTGGATAAGAAGGACACAAAACACTGGAAGGGTTGGGTCATCGCTCCACCGAGCGAGTGATGCTGCATGAATTGCGCCCACGATTGGCGCTAAGATTGGAAATGCGGCTTGGTGACGATGCGGTGACGGCTTTTAAAACGTCACTCCGTCACCGTGGAACGTCTAACATGACAATGGGGAACGCATTTGGTGACGCGGTGACGTGCTCTTTGTTGGCATTCAGTATTCAAGCGGCGTTTCTGTCTCTATGTATAGAATTGGAGATAAAGGGTGGTTTTAGATCGTCACTCCGTCACTGTTTAAGTTCTACGCTTCCCATACAAATGTTCCACGGTGACGCTGATGCCGTCACCTTATGAACTGATGCGTCACCGTTTAGAGTCAAGGGTGATTTGGTTGCCGGGTAGCTGGGTAGGTAGGCGGGTGGG